AACGGTGAAAGTCTGCCGGTTGATCCGGCGGCATATCCGGAGGACTGGGATTTGTTGCTGACGGATGTGTTCCATAAAACATGGCCGCTGGCTTCTGATCCGGATGTGCGCATGCGTCTGATGGCCATGGCGGTGGATACGGGAGGGGAAGCCGGGGTGACAGATAACGCCTATCGTTTCTGGCGTCGTTGCCGGAGTGACGGACTGGGCAACAGGGTGTTTCTGTTCAAGGGGGATGGTCTTCGCCGTGACAGGCTGATTAACCGTACCTTCCGGATAATACCGGCAGAAGTGCCCGCCGTGCCAGAGCCAGTGGCGATGTCGCGCTGTGGCTGGTTCAGACGGATGCGTTTAAGGACCGTGTAAATAATGCCCTGTGGCGTGACACACCGGGGCCGAACTATATCCACTTTCCGACTGGCTGGGGCGTGGTTTTACGATGAGCTGACCTATGAAGAGCGCGGCAGTGACGGAAAATGGAAAACCGGGCAGGGGCGCTAACGAGGCGTTTGACCTGCTGGTTTATGCGGATGCGCTTGCCGTTCTGCATGGTTACGAAAAGATCCGCTGGCCCTCCGCACCGGACTGGGCACAGCGGGAAACGTGGCTCGTCTTCCCGCAGGAGCGTTCTGGTGAAACGGCATCCCCGGAACTGACGGCCGGGGCAGAAAAACGCCGTCGCCGGAAGAAAAAACTGCGGACGGAGCGTGCGGAAGATAATCCATGGATAACATCAGGAGGCTGGTTGTGAGCACAGAAGAAGCCAGAGAAATGATACAGCGTACCGTGAAGCGGAAATGGCCGTACTGGAGGGGAAGTCTGTCACCTTCAACGGACAGCAACTGACGCTGGAAAGCCTTTCTCAGATCCGCGCCGGACGTCAGGAGTGGGAACGCAGGCTTGCCGCGATGGTGAGCCGCAGGCGGGAAAACCGGGATTTAAAACTGGCGAGTTTTAATGGCAATTATGATGATGTGATAGGCGTGTCTCTCCAGGCTGGAAAGCGGCCAGACTGCGTTCAAGGGCGTTAATCATGGCCTATGAGGCGGTGAAACCGACCCGGACACATAAAGCCCGGCGTGAAAATCGATCTGCTGATCAACTCAGTAAATATGGTGCGGTTTCCCTGCGGGAGCAGGCCCGTTTTCTGGATATCAATCATGACCTGGTGATTGGTGTGTTTGACAAGCTTGAAGAGCGGGTGATTGGTGCCAGAGGAATTACTGTGGAGCCTCAGCCATTACGAAAAAACGGGGAAATGGCGGCAGAGCTGGCTGCGGATATCCGCCGGTTGTGGGCTGAATGGTCCGTGAGTCCGGATGTGACAGGGCAGTATACCCGTCCCGTGCTTGAGCGTTTACTGCTGCGGACCTGGCTGCGGGATGGTGAAGTGTTTGCGCAGATGGTCAGTGGTGCGGGAAACGGTCTGGAACGGACGGCGGGAGTGCCATTCTGGCTTGAAGCGATGGAGCCGGATTTTGTTCCCATGCACAGTGATGAATCCGCCGGGCTGAATCAGGGGGTTTTTCTTGATGAGTGGGGCAGACCGAAAAAATATCTGGTTTATAAAAATTATCCGGTCAGTGGTCGGCAGAGTGATACGAAAGAAATCGCCGCCGGAAAAATGATCCACCTGAAGTTCACTCGTCGTCTGCATCAGACGCGAGGCTCATCCATGTTATCGGGGGTGCTGATGCGGATCAGTGCCCTTAAGGAGTATGAGGATGCGGAACTGACAGCGGCGCGTATTGCTGCGGCGCTGGGACTGTATATCCGTAAAGGTGACGGACAGGACTATGAAGATCCGGGGATCAAAGAAACCGAGCGGGAAGTCCATATCACCCCGGGGATTATTTATGACGATTTGCGCAAGGGCGAGGATATCGGCATGGTCAAATCCGATCGTCCCAATCCCAACCTTGAAACTTTCCGCAACGGCCAGTTGCGTGCAGTGGCAGCTGGCAGTCGTCTGAGTTTTTCCAGTGCGGCGCGTAACTATAACGGCACCTACAGCGCCCAGCGGCAGGAGCTGGTCGAGTCCACGGATGGTTACCTGATCCTGCAGGACTGTTTTATTGGTGCGGTAACCCGCCCGGTGTACCGGACATGGCTGAATATGGTGGTTGCGGCAGGTCTGCTGAAAATTCCGGCGGATGTGGAGATGAAGACGCTATATAACGCGACGTATTCCGGTCCGGTGATGCCGTGGATCGACCCGGTTAAGGAGGCTGAAGCCTGGCGGATACAGATCCGGGGTGGTGCCGCGACGGAATCCGACTGGATCCGCGCAGGCGGGCGCAACCCGGATGAGGTCAAACGTCGCCGTAAGGCTGAAACTGAGGAAAATCGCAGGCTGGGGCTGGTCTTTGATACTGACCCCGCTAACGACAAAGGAGGCAACAGTGCCGGAACTGAACAACAGCGTCAGCAGGCCACCGACAGCCAGCATGAAGAATAAATCCTGGTTCAGGATGCAGGCGGGTGGTCAGGGTGAGGCGGATATTTATATTTATGATGAGATTGGTTTCTGGGGCGTCACCGCGAAGCAGTTTGTCAGCGATATGAATGCCCTGGGTGATATCACCCACATTAATCTCCACATCAACTCACCGGGTGGCGATGTCTTTGAAGGCATCGCCATTTTTAATGCCCTGAAAAATCACGGTGCGGCCATTACCGTGTATGTGGATGGCGTTGCCGCCTCGATGGCATCCCTGATTGCGATGGCCGGTGACACGGTCATTATGCCGGAAAATGCCTTCATGATGATCCATAAACCCTGGGGGATCAGCGGTGGTGATGCGGAGAAAATGCGCACTTATGCCGAACGTCTGGACAAACTTGAGTCGGTTATGGTGCCGGTATATGCGCAGAAAACCGGAAAAACCACCGATGAAATTGCCGCCATGCTGGCGGATGAGACCTGGATGTCCGGTGCCGAGTGTCTGGCACACGGATTTGCTGACCAGGTGACGCCAGCCGTTAAGGCAATGGCATGTATTCAGTCAAAACGTACAGAGGAATTTAAAAAGATGCCGGAATCCATCCGAAATATGATCACGCAGCCACACAACAGTGCCCCGCGTGATACCACAGTGACAATCCCTGCACCGGCGGTAACAGAACCATCACCGGTACCGGCAGTGTCTGATGAGGCGACCATTCGCGCCCGCGTTATGGCTGAGCAGAAAGCCCGCATGTCAGGCATTAACGATCTGTTTGCCATGTTTGGCGGGCGCTATCAGGCGCTTCAGGCGCAGTGTGTGGCCGATCCTGACTGTTCGCTGGAAATGGCCCGCGAGCGCCTTCTGAATGAAATGGGCAAGGAGTCCTCGCCGACCAACAAAAACACACCGGCCCATATTTATGCCGGAAACGGCAATTTTGTGGGAGACGGGATCCGCCAGGCGATGCTGGCCCGTGCCGGATTTGAAAATGTCGAGAAGGATAATGTCTATAACGGGATGACCCTGCGTGAATGGGCTCGCATGTCACTGACCGAGCGTGGTATTGGGGTGGCCAGTTATAACCCCATGCAGATGGTCGGGCTGGCGCTGACGCACAGCACCTCTGATTTTGGCAATATTCTGCTGGATGTGTCGAACAAGGGGCTGATCCAGGGCTGGGAGGAATCAGAAGAAACCTTCCAGAAGTGGACCCGTAAGGGACGCCTGTCAGACTTCAAAACAGCGTATCGCGTGGGGATGGGCGGTTTTGGTTCTCTGCGTCAGGTTCGTGAAGGGGCGGAGTATAAATACATCACCACCTCAGATCGCAAGGAGACCATTGCTCTGGCCACTTACGGGGAGATTTTCTCCATCACCCGCCAGGCCATTATCAATGATGACCTGAATATGCTGGTTGACGTGCCGATGAAGATGGGGCGTGCGGCGAAGGCAACGATTGGTGACCTGGTCTACAAGGTGCTGACGGATAACCCGAAACTGTCAGACGGTAAGGCGCTGTTCCATGCCGATCACAAAAATATTGCCACCGGCGGGATCTCCGTTTCCGGACTGGATGCGGCCCGTCAGATGATGCGCCTGCAGAAAGAAGGCGATCGCGCCCTGAATATCCGCCCGGCCTTCATGCTGGTCCCTGTGGCACTGGAGACGGTGGCGAACCAGACCATCAAATCGGCCAGTGTGAAAGGGGCGGATGCAAACGCCGGTGTCATTAACCCTATCCAGAACTTTGCTGAGGTGATTGCGGAAGCGCGTCTTGATGCGGCAGATCCGAAAACCTGGTATCTTGCGGCGGCACAGGGCACCGACACCATTGAAGTGGCCTGGCTCGATGGTGTGGACACGCCATACATTGATCAGCAGGAAGGTTTCACCACTGACGGCATTGCCACAAAAATCCGTATTGATGCCGGAGTGGCACCACTTGACTGGCGCGGGCTGGTGCGTTCGTCGGTGGCCTGATAACCGCGTTATCACAATCACTGCCCGAAAGGGCTTTTTTTATGCCTGAAAAACAGCCCCACAGGGGCTGTCCGGAGAAACAGCATTATGGCGAAAAATTTTGTACAGGACGGTACCACCATTGAACTGGTGAATGCCGGAGATCAGACCATCCTGAGCGGTGCCGCGGTGGTGGTCGGCAGTATGGTGGCAGTGGCCATTACCGATATTCCTGCCGGTGATGTCGGTGACGGTTTTGCCGAAGGCGTGTTCCTGCTGCCCAAACAGTCTGCTGACGATATTCAGGCCGGCGCGGTGGTTTATCTGAAGGACGGGGTTGTGCAGCTGGCTGCAGACGGTGCGGTGGCAGCGGGGGTAGCCTGGGAAAATGCTCCAGCAAACAGCGCCACTGTGGCGGTAAAAATCAATGTCTGATCTGTTTACGCGAATGTGTTGCCGGATGGACGTGGCGACCGTTCGGATGATGGGCAAACAGGCGGAGATTAACGGCGTCGTGTACGACGTGATGCCGGAGGAAGAGTCTGCGGAGATGGGGGCGCTTTCCGGCAGTCAGTTGTCACTGGTGGTGTTTTCAGCGCAGTACCGGCCGGCCCGCGATGATGTGGTTGTGTTTGACGGTCGCTCACTGGTGGTGACCCGTTATGACACGTACAACGGTAAACCCCGGATTTTTGTCGAGCAGGAGTAAGTATGGCGATAAAGGGAATGGCTCAGGCTATGCGAAATCTTGATGCGCTGGATCGCCGTGCCGTTCCCCGTGCGGCAGCCACCACGCTTAACCGTGTGGCGGAGTCCATCATCGCGAAAACGGCTTCTTCTGTTGCCCGTGAACTGGCGGTTCCACGCCGTCTCATCCGTGCCCGTATCCGTTTAAGTCGGGCACGGGCCGACAAGGTCAACGCAAAGGTTTACATCAATACCGGTAATCTGCCTGCAATAAAACTCGGGGAGGCCCGCGTGAGACTTTCCCGAAGCAAGCGGAGAAAGAAAGGTGAGCGTTCGGTCACGAAAGGCGGTGGCAGTGTGCTGATTGTCGGGAAACGGCGGATCCCGAATGCTTTTATTACCCGGCTGGAAAATGGCCGGTGGCATGTGATGCAGCGTATGCCGTGGGCGACGTCGTCAACCGGTGTTGACCGTAAGGGCAGGCCAGCGCGTTATCGTCTGCCGATTGAGGTGGTGAAAACACCGACGGCCAGACCGCTGGCGGAAACCTTTGAGCGCGAACGTGACCGGATGTACCGGGAGAAATTACCGGAACAGATGATGAAAGCCATGGCGTATCAGTTACGTCTCGTTATGAAACGAAAACTGTGAGGAGGTGGAATGAAACACCGGGAAATACGGGCGGCCGTTCTGTCAGCCCTGAAGGAAAATATTGTTGAGCGGGTGACATGGTTTGACGGGCGACCTGCTTTTATTGACGAGCTGGAACTTCCGGCAGTGGCGGTCTACCTGACGGATGCGTCGGCAGCTGACGAGTTCGTTGATGAGGACACCTGGGAGGCGGTACTGCATATCGAGGTGTTTCTCAGGGCGAAAGAAACGGATTCGGCACTGGATATGTGGATGGAAGAGAAAATCCTTCCTGCGCTGGAGGCGGTTCCCGGCCTCAGTGCGTTACTGCTGAAGATGAATCTTCAGGGGTATGACTACCGCCGGGATGATGAGTTTATGATGTGGGGATCGGCAGATCTCCTGTGGAAAATTACCTACGAGATGTGAGGACGATATGGCAATACCAAATCCTCTTGAGCCGGTGAAAGGTTCCGGCACCACACTATGGGTGTACACCGGCACTGGTGATGCTTATGCCAACCCGTTGTCAGACGATGAGTGGACGCGCCTGGCAAAAATAAAGGATCTGACCCCCGGCGAGATGACGGCAGAATCCTACGATGATAACTATCTGGATGATGAGGATGCTGACTGGGTATCCACCGGGCAGGGGCAGAAATCTGCCGGTGACACCAGTTTTACGCTGGCCTGGAAGCCGGGCGAGAAAGGGCAGCGCGATTTGATCGCCTGGTTTGACAGCAGTGAGACCCGGGCCTACAAAATCCGTTTCCCGAACGGCACGGTGGATGTGTTCCGTGGCTGGGTGAGCGCCATTGGTAAAGCGGTGACCGCCAGAGAGGTGATCACCCGTACCGTGAAGATCACCAATATCGGCCGTCCGTCGCTGGCGGAAGATCAGGGGGACATCACGCCGGTCACCGGTATTACCGTGACGCCATCAACGGGCAATGTGGCAAAAGGTCAGAATATCACCCTGACTGTGGCCGTTCAGCCGGAAGGGGCGACGGATAAAACCTTCCGCGCCACGTCAGCGAATCAGAATTTCGCCACCATTACCGTGAAAGGGAACACGATCACGGTGAAAGGTGTTGCGGCCGGTAAAGCGCAGATCCCTGTGGTGACCGGAAATGGTCAGTTTGCGGCAGTGGCAGAAATTACCGTCACGGATGGTGCTGCGGGTTAAGCTGAGGGAGTGATAAAAGCATGTTTCTGAAAACAGAACAATTTGAATATAACGGCGTGTCCGTCACCCTTTCCGAACTGTCTGCGCTGCAGCGTATTGAGCATCTTGCCCTCCTGAAACGGCGGGCAGAAGAGGCTGAAGCCAGCGGCAACCTGCAGGTGAGCGTGGAAGACCTTGTCAGAACCGGGGCGTTTCTGGTGGCGATGTCCCTGTGGCATAACCATCCACAGAAAACGCAGTCACCGTCAATGAATGAGGCCGTGATGAAGATAGAGCAGGAAGTGCTCACCACCTGGCCTGCTGATGCCATTGCCCGGGCGGAAGAAGTGGTGTTGTGCCTGTCCGGGATGAGTGAGCCTGTTCATGTGGATACGGATATCACCGAAGTGGCGAAAAATAATGCGCTTACTGATGATGATTTTTCTGCGGGAAAGTCTTCGACGGCGAGCTGAATTTTGCCCTCAGACTGGCGCGTGAGATGGGGAGGCCTGACTGGCGCGCCATGCTTGCCGGGATGACATCCACCGAATATGCCGACTGGCACCGTTTTTACCGCACGCATTATTTTCAGGATACCCAGCTGGATATGCATTTTTCCGGGCTGATGTACGCCGTACTCAGCCTGTTTTTTTGCGATCCGGATATGCATCCGGCGGATTTCAGTCTGCTTGCACCCCGACGTGATGATGAGCAGACGGAGATGCCGGATGAGGACGATATGCTGATGCGGAAAGCGGCAGGACTTTCTGGTGGTGTCCGCTTTGGGGCTGACGGGAAGGAAATCGTTACGGTCAGTGATGACATGCGGAGCAGTACAGAGGATGAAGCCATGCTGATGATGGTGTCTGAGGGAATTCCAGGAGGTGTACGCTATGGCGGGTAATTTTGCCGATCTGACAGCTGTTCTTACACTGGATTCAACCCGTTTTTCTGAAGAGGCTGCACGGGTAAAGAAAGAACTGGGTGAAACCAGTGACCTTGCGGATTTGATGGCCGGGCGTGTCAGCCAGTCTTTTAAGAAACAGGCCACTGCCGTTGAACAGGGCCTGAGCCGTCAGGCGCTGGCTGCACAAAAAGCCGGGATTTCCGTCGGGCAGTATAAAGCGGCCATGCGTACCCTGCCTGCACAGTTTACGGATATCGCCACGCAGCTTGCCGGTGGTCAGAATCCCTGGCTTATTCTGCTGCAACAGGGCGGTCAGGTGAAGGACGCCTTCGGCGGGATGCTCCCCATGTTCAGGGGGCTTGCCGGTGCGATCACCCTGCCGATGGTCGGGGTCACCTCGCTGGCGGTGGCGACAGGTGCGCTGGCGTATGCCTGGTACCAGGGGGATTCCACGCTTTCAGCGTTTAATAAAACCCTGGTTCTTTCCGGTAATCAGTCCGGACTGACTGCCGATCGCATGCTGACGCTCTCCAGAGCCGGACAGGCAGCAGGGCTGACGTTTAACCAGGCGAGTGAGTCACTGGCAGCCCTGGTGAATGCCGGTGTGCGTGGTGGTGAGCAGTTTGATGCCATCAACCAGAGTGTGGCGCGTTTTGCTTCTGTATCCGGTGTGGAAGTGGACAAGGTTGCAGAGGCTTTTGGAAAGCTGACCACCGACCCGACGTCGGGACTGATGGCTATGGCGCGCCAGTTCCGTAACGTGACGGCAGAGCAGATTGCGTATGTTGCGCAGCTGCAGCGTTCGGGTGATGAGGCAGGGGCCTTACAGGCGGCGAACGATATCGCCACAAAAGGCTTTGATGAGCAGACCCGTCGCCTGAAAGAAAACATGGGGACGCTGGAAACCTGGGCGGATAAAACCGGGAAGGCATTCAAATTGATGTGGGATGCCATCCTGGATATCGGTCGTCCTGAATCCTCAGCGGATATGCTCGCCAGTGCGCAGAAGGCATTTGATGAGGCGGATAAAAAATGGCAGTGGTACCAGAGCCGGAGTCAGCGCCGGGGAAAGACCTCCTCTTTCCGTGCCAACCTTCAGGGTGCATGGGATGACCGTGAAAATGCCCGTCTGGGGCTGGCGGCAGCCACGCTGCAGTCGGATATGGAAAAAGCCGGTGAACTGGTGGCAAGGGACCGGGCTGAGCGTGAGGCGTCACAGCTGAAGTATACCGGAGAGGCGCAGAAGGCGTATGAGCGCCTGCTGACGCCACTGGAGAAATATACTGACCGGCAGGAAGAGCTGAATAATGCCCTGAAAGACGGGAAAATCCTGCAGGCGGATTACAACACGCTGATGGCGGCGGCGAAAAAGGATTATGAATCGACGCTGAAAAAACCGAAGTCGTCAGGTGTCAAAGTGTCAGCCGGGGAGCGTCAGGAAGACCGGGCGCATGCAGCCCTGCTGACGCTTCAGGCAGAACTCCGGACGCTGGAGAAGCATGCCGGAGCGAATGAGAAAATCAGCCAGCAGCGCCGGGATTTGTGGAAGGCGGAGAGTCAGTTCGCGGTACTGGAGGAGGCGGCGCAACGTCGCCAGCTGTCTGTACAGGAGAAATCCCTGCTGGCGCATAAAGACGAGACGCTGGAGTACAAACGCCAGCTGGCTGCACTTGGTGACAAGGTTACGTATCAGGGGCGCCTGAACACGCTGGCGCAGCAGGCGGATAAATTCGCACAGCAGCAACGGGCAAAACGAGCGGCTATTGATGCGAAAAGCCGGGGGCTGACTGACCGGCAGGCAGAACGGGAAGCCACAGAACAGCGCCTGAAGGAACAGTATGGCGATAATCCTCTGGCGCTGAATAACGTCATGTCAGAGCAGAAAAAGACCTGGGCGGCTGAAGACCAGCTTCGCGGGAGCTGGATGGCAGGCCTCAGGTCCGGCTGGAGCGAGTGGAAAGAGAGCGCCACGGACAGTATGTCGCAGGTAAAAAGTGCAGCCACGCAGACCTTTGACGGTATTGCACAGAATATGGCGGCGATGCTGACCGGCAGTGAACAGAACTGGCGCAGCTTCACCCGTTCCGTGCTGTCCATGATGACAGAAATTCTGCTTAAGCAGGCAATGGTGGGGATTGTCGGGAGTATCGGCAGCGCCATTGGCGGGGCTGTTGGTGGCGGCGCATCAGCATCAGGCGGTACAGCCATTCAGGCCGCTGCGGCGAAATTCCATTTTGCGACCGGGGATTTACGGGAACCGGCGGCAAATATGAGCCAGCGGGGATTGTTCACCGTGGTGAATTTGTCTTCACGAAGGAGGCAACCAGCCGGATTGGCGTGGGAAATCTCTACCGGCTGATGCGCGGCTATGCGGAAGGTGGTTATGTGGGCGGTGCCGGAAGTCCGGCGCAGATGCGGCGGGCGGAAGGCATTAATTTTAATCAGAACAATCACGTGGTGATTCAGAACGACGGTACGAATGGTCTGCCAGGTCCACAGATGATGAAGGCAGTGTATGACATGGCCCGCAAGGGTGCCCGTGATGAAATTCAGGCACAGATGCGCGATGGTGGTCTGTTCTCCGGAGGTGGACGATGAAGACCTTCCGCTGGAAAGTGAAACCCGGTATGGATGTGGCTTCGGCCCCTTCCGTAAGAAAGGTGCGCTTTGGTGATGGCTATTCCCAGCGTGCGCCTGCCGGGCTGAACGCTGACCTGAAAACGTACAGCGTGACGCTTTCTGTCTCCCGCGAGGAGGCCACGGCACTTGAGTCGTTCTGGCTGAGCACGGGGGCTGGAAATCCTTTCTGTGGACGCCGCCTTATGAGTGGCGGCAGATAAAGGTGACCTGCGCAAAATGGTCGTCGCGGGTCAGTATGCTGCGTGTTGAGTTCAGCGCAGAGTTTGAACAGGTGGTGAACTGATGCAGGATATCCAACAGGAACACATCTGATTCAGTCGCCCGTGGTGCTCTGGGAATCGATCTGACAGAGGTCGGTGGAGAACGTTATTTTTTCTGTAATGAGCAGAACGAAAAAGGTGAGCCGGTCACCTGGCAGGGGCGACAGTATCAGCCGTATCCCATTCAGGGGGTTTTGAACTGAATGGCAAAGGCACCAGTACGCGCCCCACGCTGACGGTTTCTAACCTGTACGGTATGGTCACCGGGATGGCGGAAGATCTGCAGAGTCTGGTCGGCGGAACGGTGGTCCGGCGTAAGGTCTACGCCCGTTTTCTGGATGCGGTGAACTTCGTCAACGGAAACAGTGACGCCGATCCGGAGCAGGAGGTGATCAGCCGCTGGCGCATCGAGCAGTGCAGCGAACTGAGCGCGTCAGTGCCTCTTTTGTACTGTCCACGCCGACGGAAACGGACGGCGCTGTTTTTCCGGGACGTATCATGCTGGCCAACACCTGCACCTGGACCTATCGCGGCGATGAGAGTGCGGTTATCACGGTCCGGCGGTCGCGGATGAATATGACCAGCCAACGTCCGATATCACGAAGGATAAATGCAGCAAATGCCTGAGCGGTTGTAAGTTCCGCAATAACGTCGGCAACTTTGGCGGCTTCCTTTCCATTAACAAACTTTCGCAGTAAATCCCATGACACAGACAGAATCAGCGATTCTGGCGCACGCCCGGCGGTGTGCGCCTGCGGAATCGTGCGGCTTCGTGGTGAGAACGCCGGAGGGAGACAGGTATCTTCCCTGCGTGAATATCTCCGGTGAGCCGGAGGCGTATTTCCGGATGTCGCCGGAGGACTGGCTGCGGGCAGAAATGCAGGGTGAGATTGTGGCGCTGGTCCACAGCCACCCCGGTGGCTGCCCTGGCTGAGTGAGGCCGACAGGCGGCTGCAGGTGCAGAGTGATTTGCCGTGGTGGCTGGTCTGCCGGGGGGCGATTCACAAGTTCCGCTGTGTGCCGCATCTTACCGGGCGGCGCTTTGAGCACGGGGTGACGGACTGTTACACGCTGTTCCGGGATGCTTATCATCTGGCGGGGATTGAGATGCCGGATTTTCATCGCGGGGATGACTGGTGGCGTAACGGCCAGAATCTCTATCTGGATAATCTGGAGGCAACGGGTTTTTAGGTGCCGTGTCAGCGGCGCAGCCGGGCGATGTGCTGCTGTGCTGTTTTGGTTCATCGGTGCCGAATCATGCCGCCATTTACTGTGGTGACGGCGAGCTGCTGCACCATATTCCTGAACAACTGAGCAAACGAGAGAGGTATACCGACAAATGGCAGCGACGCACACACTCCCTCTGGCGTCACCGGGCATGGCACGCATCTGCCTTTACGGGGATTTACAACGATTTGGCCGCCGCATCGACCTTCGTGTGAAAACGGGGGCCGAAGCCATCCGGGCGCTGGCCACACAGCTCCCGGCGTTTCGTCAGAAACTGAGCGACGGCTGGTATCAGGTACGGATTGCCGGGCGGGACGTCAGCACGTCCGGGTTAACGGCGCAGTTACATGAGACTCTGCCTGATGGCGCTGTGATTCATATTGTTCCCAGAGTCGCCGGGGCCAAGTCAGGTGGCGTATTCCAGATTGTCCTGGGGGCTGCCGCCATTGCCGGATCATTCTTTACTGCCGGAGCCACCCTTGCAGCATGGGGGGCAGCCATTGGGGCCGGTGGTATGACCGGTATCCTGTTTTCTCTCGGTGCCAGTATGGTACTTGGTGGTGTGGCTCAGATGCTGGCACCGAAAGCCAGAACTCCCCGTACACAGACAACGGATAACGGTAAGCAGAACACCTATTTCTCCTCACTGGATAACATGGTTGCCCAGGGCAATGTTCTGCCTGTTCTGTACGGTGAAATGCGCGTGGGGTCGCGGGGTGCTTTCTCAGGAGATCAGCACGGCAGACGGGGGACGGTGGTCAGGTTGTGGTGATTGGTCGCTGATGCAAAATGTTTTATGTGAAACCGCCTGCGGGCGGTTTTGTCGTTTATGGAGCGTGAGGAATGGGTAAAGGAAGCAGTAAGGGGCATACCCCGCGTGAAGCGAAGGACAACCTGAAGTCCACGCAGTTGCTGAGTGTGATCGATGCCATCAGCGAAGGGCCGATTGAAGGTCCGGTGGATGGATTAAAAAGCGTGCTGCTGAACAGTACGCCGGTGCTGGACACTGAGGGGAATACCAACATCTCCGGTGTCACGGTGGTGTTCCGGGCAGGTGAGCAGGAGCAGGCACCGCCGGAGGGATTTGAATCCTCCGGCTCCGAGACGGTGCTGGGTACGGAAGTGAAATACGACACGCCGATCACCCGGACCATCACGTCTGCAAACATCGACCGTTGCGCTTTACCTTCGGTGTGCAGGCACTGGTGGAAACCACCTCAAAGGGGGACCGGAATCCGTCGGAAGTCCGCCTGCTGGTTCAGATCAGCGTAACGGTGGCTGGGTGACGGAAAAAGACATCACCATTAAGGGCAAAACCACCTCGCAGTATCTGGCCTCGGTGGGTGTGGTAACCTGCCGCCGCGCCCGTTCAACATCCGGATGCGCAGGATGACGCCGGACAGCACCACAGACCAGCTGCAGAACAAAACGCTCTGGTCGTCATACACCGAAATCATCGATGTGAAACAGTGCTACCCGAACACGGCACTGGTCGGCGTGCAGGTGGATTCGGAGCAGTTCGGGCAGCAGGTGAGTCGTAATTATCATCTTCGCGGGCGCATTCTGCAGGTGCCGTCGAAATTATAACCCGCAGACGCGGCAATACAGCGGTATCTGGGACGGAACGTTTAAACCGGCATACAGCAACAACATGGCCTGGTGTCTGTGGGATATGCTGACCCATCCGCGCTACGGCATGGGGAAACGTCTTGGTGCGGCGGATGTGGATAAATGGGCGCTGTATGTCATCGGCCAGAATTGCGACCAGTCGGTGCCGGACGGCTTTGGCGGCACGGAGCCGCGCATCACCTGTAATGCTTACCTGACCACACAGCGTAAGGCGTGGGATGTGCTCAGTGATTTCTGCTCGGCGATGCGCTGTATGCCGGTATGGAACGGGCAGACGCTGACGTTCGTGCAGGACCGACCGTCGGATAAGGTGTGGACCTATAACCGCAGTAATGTGGTGATGCCGGATGATGGCGCGCCGTTCCGCTACAGCTTCAGCGCCCTGAAGGACCGCCATAATGCCGTTGAGGTGAACTGGATTGACCCGGATAACGGCTGGGAGACGGCAACAGAGCTTGTGGAGGACACGCAGGCCATTGCCCGTTACGGTCGTAACGTCACGAAGATGGATGCCTTTGGCTGTACCAGCCGGGGGCAGGCGCACCGCGCCGGGCTGTGGCTGATTAAAACGGAACTGCTGGAAACGCAGACCGTGGACTTCAGCGTGGGTGCCGAAGGGCTTCGCCATGTACCGGGCGATGTCATTGAAATCTGCGATGATGACTATGCCGGTATCAGCACCGGTGGTCGTGTGCTGGCGGTGAACAGCCAGACCCGGACGCTGACGCTCGACCGTGAAATCACGCTGCCATCCTCCGGCACCACGCTGATAAGCCTGGTTGACGGAAATGGCAATCCGGTCAGCGTGGAGGTTCAGTCCGTCACCGACGGCATGAAGGTGAAAGTGAGCCGTGTTCCTGACGGCGTTGCGAATACAGCGTGTGGGGGCTGAAGCTGCCGACGTGCGCCAGCGCCTGTTCCGCTGCGTGAGTATCCGTGAGAACGACGACGGCACGTATGCCATCACTGCCGTGCAGCATGTACCGGAAAAAGAAGCCATCGTGGATAACGGGGCGCACTTTGACGGCGACCAGAGCGGCACGGTGAATGGTGTCACCGCCAGCGGTGCAGCACCTGACCGCGAAGTCACCGCAGACAGCGGGGAATATCAGGT